GTTTTTAATCCCCATGAATCTTTTCATAAAGTCAGATAAACCCGCAAAAGGGTCTTCTTTGTAACCATTTAGCCCTAACAGATCACCAACTTTCTGAAGTTCTTCTACAGCTCTGGTTTTCCTTCCAATACCTAAGAATCCC